GAATTTCGCTCGCTATCTTTAGTAATCCAATATTTTTTAATAGCTGATGCAATTTGTCTCGAGGAAAAGTCTTTTGCAGATAAAATTTCTCTGAGTAAAAATTCTCGCGTCTTTTTATTATTTTCTTCCACATCTTTATTTGTCACGCGAATAACTTTTATTCCGAACAACTTGAAAAGAGCCTTGTCTCTTTTTTCATCGCGCATCACGTTATGTTCAGGACCATCTACTTCAATAACCAGAGAAGGTTCTTTAATATAAAAATCAACTATAATGAAATTTCCTGTCTTCCCTATTTTAATGATTTCTTGGGTAGAGCACCCTTGTATAATTTCGTAACGGACGCAATCTTGTAGAAAGGCTGATACCATCCTTTCGATGGAAGTAAGTCTCCGATGAGATTTACGAAATCTAAGAATGTCGACAGGGATATCTTTTAGGTCGTAGATTAACTTTTGTTTGTTGGTTTTGTAAAATGATTTTAAATCCATACATCATTAATACAAAATCTTTTTGGCGACAATGGGTATATACTTGCGGAAACGTATGAGGATCTATTATCCTGTTGTTTTTAAATAGACAGTCGTACGCTTTAGTAATTTTAATTAGTATAAGAGGGCTTAACAATGGCACATAATGATGACAAACAGAGACTTTTTCGGCCGACCAACTTCTCGGAAACCAATGCGGAGTTCAAGAAAGAACTCGCCCAGAAGGACTTTTGTAACAAGGCTGAGAAGCTAGTTATAGCCAAGTTACAAAAGAAGCGTGCTGAGGGCATTAAGATTGTCGCCTCCACTCTGACAGATCTTGTCGCTAAAGAAGATACTAAATCTAGTGCTCTTCTTTACTCGGGCAAGTTAAAAGTTGTCGCCACTTTTACAGATGGGCGACAAATCAAGAAAGCAGATTTATCGGTCGCTCTTATAGATAACGATTTAGTAATTAACGACAAAGTTTTAGACACTGAGCTAAAAGCGGCCCCAGCTGTTGAGGCGTCTATCTCTGAAGCTAAGTCTTCTAATGTAAAGGCATCTCTAGAAGATTTTAAAGTAGTTAATGATGGTAGTAAGTATCTAAAAATTTACCATAGTGCTGCCTACGGGGATATTAGTCCTATTGGGGCTGTTTCTAAGAGTGAGTATACCGAGTGTGTTAATAAAGAAGCTTTACTAAAGGATATGTTTTCTGATGAAGCCCAGGGTTGGCCTGCCACTGTTAATTTTAAAGGAACTTTTAAAGAACCTACTATTGTAGATAAGATTTCTAGAGACGAAGAAATTTATAAGGTTAAGGCGTGGACTACGGAATCTCCTAAGACCCCTGAAGAGTCTCCTCTAGCAACAAGTTATAAAACTTTTGAAGGTACTCGATTCGCACTGGAAGCTCATAAGAAGTCTTTAGATGATCTAAAAGATCGCATCTCTCAGAGAGCTATGGTTAGCTTAACCGATTCTCTTAAGTCAAAGGCTGCCGCATTAAAGCTCAAACATATTTCTACGGAATATGATCTTGAAACTCGTGCAGGTAAAGTGTGTCTCGAAGCAGAAATGATGGATGGTAAAGATTATAAGATGGTTCCTCTAGAAGTTTTTGTTTCAGGGGATGGTATGAAATTACCTACCTTCGAACAGATCACGGCGCTGTTAAAGAGTGCAAAAAGTATTGATCGCGAAATTAAGAGTACATCTGTTCCGGCGTATATGACTTCTGATGCAGTTGTTCCGGTTACAAAGAAAGCTGACGGAGGTATCGGTTCAACAGTATTACCTCCGGATACTCTTCGAGTTAACAGAGAAACTCTTCCTAAGTCTCTTAACGTTGGCGATATAATTGAATTAGATGATGATCGATGGGAACTTACCTCTAAGTCTGATGATCAGTTAAGTACTCAAAAAGATTCTGATCCTCATTGGACTTTTAAAAAAGTTAGAAATGTTGCTAAGGATGATGCAGCTGACTATAAGCCACGCAACCAGTAATTCGAGGAGAATTTTACCATGTCAAAAGATTTCATTACTCAAGGTGATCTTGTCCCCGAATGGCTTAAGCACGTAGCTGGAGAAGATATTGCTAAGGAAGCTGACGCAGAGTACAAGAGTTATAAAGGCGAACATCACGAGACTACTTTTCAGGTACCTGACTTACAAGCTGCTAATAAAGAAGCTCGTCCACTAGTTCTTTTTATGGACGCATCTCAGGATAAGAGCAGTGATGAACAAGAGCCTCCTTTAAAGTGTGAAGTAGGGGCTTTTTGGAAAGGCGATTCACAAGGTCGCAGCGTTTTCTCTAAACAGTGCAAGAGTATTGAGGAGGCTCAGCGGTTATTTGATGGGATGGAAACACAGCTCCATAAAATTGACGCGCTACACTCAGTTAGCCCTGATATAGCTGCAGCTCAGACAGAAGATTTTTTCAAGGGTGTACAGTCATTTGCTACCCCTGAAGAAGTTACTAAAACTTTTGATAGTCATACCATGTCTTCTTTTGTTCCAGGATGGGATTTAGTTAGTTCTAAAAATCAAATCAAAGTTAAATTTAGTGACGAATTTCTAAAAGTAGCTCTACGCAAATTTAAAGTAGCTACTGAAAATCCTTTAGGTAACCCTACTTCTTCGTTTTCTACCGACTCTAGAACTCATTGTGGTACTGATAACTACACAATTTCATTTTGGTCTAGGGCCTATACTTTAGAAGGGGACATTTTAAGGAACGCAGCTACTATAACACGTGTAGGAAATGCTACCCCTACCCTTATTTTAGAGGAAATATCTTTTAAAGATTTTAATCAGATTTGCAGCAGTCTAACACCCGACGCTAATCAGTATGGATTACAATACGATAGCGTTACAGCTAAATGGACTAAGACTTCTGGAAAAGCCGTAATTCAAAATATCTTTTTTGAGTCCAGAGAGGATCTCGAGGATTTTTGGAAAAATACAAAAAATGTCGGGGAAGGTGCAAAGAAAGAGCTCCTAAAAGAGCCTAAAGGGGGAGAAGCACCTGAATCCGAGGAAGAAAAATTAGAACCAGCCCCCTCTATTTCGTTGGAAGACTTAATGAATGAAGGTCCTGCAGAAGGTGAAGGAGCTGCAACATCTGCTCCAGCTCCTGCGGAAGTACCTGCGACGTCTTCTTTGAAGAATCAAATTGAAAAGGTATCAGCTATTCCTGCTAAAGACTTAAAGGAAGGGCAAGATGTCATTTATATATCTGATGAAGGGGAAGTTAAAGGTAAGGTAGTTAAGAATGAAAATGGTGTTATAACTTTAAATGATGGTAAGAGCGATCATAGTCATCTTACTGAAGAAGAAGGTATTAGCGTATTCGTATCTCCTGGCGAATACAGGGGTCTTAAGGAAAGAGAGTCGGCTCATAAGAAACAAGAGCGCGAGAAAGAGAAAGCGATGGGGCCCGAGTTCGATACTCGAGAGGCTCCCGCTGACGCTCCTAAGACTGTCGACGAGATTGTTGAGAAAACAGAAGAAGAGCTTGAAAAGGAAGAGGAAGCTGCTGGTGAACAAGAGGGTCAGATTGCTAAAGAAGATCTTGGTGAATCTGAAGACGCTGGATTGGCCGAACATGCTTCTGCTCAGCACCCTTTTCTTCAAGCTCTAGCTGATTCAAACATCTACGTCGAAGCGGGATTACTGTCTTGGCTAAAAGATGATTGGCCAGCAGGTCTTCCTACTAAAGAGATGCAAGAAATTTATAATCATATGCTTGTTAATTTTCGAAATGATCTTCGAAAACAAGTTCATACAATTCACGATAATTGGAAGAAGTCTAGGGAGAAGCATGACAAGCTCTTAGAGCTAGAGACCATTGTTGAAAATGCTCAAAGTGAAATTGATGGTACTCATGACGAGCATACAAAAGCTCAGTTAGAAAAACAGCAAGCTAAGCGTAAAGAAGAGATGGAAACTATTCGTAAGGAAATGAAAAGAGGTTCCGTCTCTGATGATGCTTATAAAGCTGCTCTTATAGCTAAGTTTAAAGAATTTGCACATCTATCTGCTCGTAAGTCCACGGAAGATCCTTTCAAGGATCCTGTAGAAATAGCTAAGGGTTCTAAGGAACTTCGTAAGCTGTTGGAAGATGAGCACAAGATGCAAACAGAATTAGATGGCATTAGATCTAAGTTGACTCAGCTGACACAGGCCGTATCTGCTAAAGAAGAGGAATTGTGGGAAATGTTTAAAGGTCTTCCGAGTGAAGATGAACAAGCGGCCCAAGCTGCAGCGGTATCACAGAAAATGATGCAAGTTGATGATCTATTTTCTAGATACTTAGCTCAAGAAGGTCCTGTAACTACTTCTCAAGGTATTGAAAAGTTTCAAAATCTTATTGAAAAGCTAGAGAAAGAAAGGGCTGCAGCTCTGAAGACTGTAAAGCTTCCCGAGTCGCAGCAAGCGAAAGCAGACAACACTATTCAAGAGATACATCAGCTGCAGGACGACTTAATGAAGTCGAAAGATTGGGAGACAGCTAGAAAGCTAGAAGAAGAAATGGCTGCTCTAGAAAAGAAGAAAAATATTCTCATGGATCAGGTCGGGGTCGTATCTTCCCTTAACATGATTGCAGAGATATTTAAAAAGTAAAGATTAGGAGATTACTATGTCAGCATTAGACGAACTACATGCATTAAAAGCTGCAGAACTTGAAAAGATTAAAGCAGAATTAAATAGACTTGAAGACGTTAAAAGGGCGCTTTTACAGCGAGGACTTGAACTCCAAGGTGCTATAGCTGCTCTGCTAGAGCTTAAAGGGTCTACTCCTCCACCTGCTCCAGTAGTACCTCCAACAGATACACCTGCAGCCTAATGACTACTTTTCTTTCTTTAAAGAAAGTAGTCTCCTCTTTTTATAGAGGTACCTAAATGTGGAAAGCTATAAAAGATTTTTTTCGATTTAAAGTATCTCCTATATTAGAAACAGTATTACCTTCAAGTTTAGTTCCTTTATTATCAAAAGTTAATTGTTCTCATGAATATAAAAGTACTCGTCAGGTATGGGTTAGACAATCTCCCCCGGGAATTACTTTTAAATTAACTAATCTTCTTTCATGTGTTAAGTGTCGTAAAGATCAGTTTGTTGACCTTCCTTAAATTATGACATACAATCTTAAACCACTATATACTACTTGTAGTGAACTGATAACTAACGACAAGTCTCTTGCCACCATTTATGGGAGGCGTCCTTGAATATTCAGGAGCGGCATTAAGCAATCCTATTGATGTTTCAGGCGTAGTTACTTTAGGAAGTGCTGCTGCGACTACTCTTACAGGTCCTACTTTAACTACAACAAATTCAGGCGATGTGGTTGTGGCAGTGTGTAATGTTGTTAATCAGGTTACGGCAGTTACTGCTCCCTTTGTTAGTGAAGGAAATCCAAACAATGAATCAGCGGACGCTGATTATTTACCTGGAGCTACAGGTAGTTATACCCCTACATTTACAGGTACGGCTAATGGGTATTGTGTTTCCGCGGCCGCATTTTTTCCAGCTATTACATTTACGAAAGATAATACTAGACAAATGATGACTGGTGTAGGTATTTAGGAGATCTTATGTGGACATATAATATTATAGGAACTGAAAATATTGGAAGTCAAATTCGAATCCTAATCAACTACACTAGTCCTGATAGTACTATCACCTTTAGTGATAGCTTTACCGCGTCATCTGCTAACCAAGATATGAATTGGCTTAAGGCACAAATTGCAAACAAACTCGCGGAACTTAACGCGTTATGGACTTTTTCTTCTACTATTCCTACAGGAACAATGGATCTAACACTTCCAACTATTACACCTGCTGGACCCCAACCCCCTACAATAATTCAAACAACTGCTCAGATAGATACAGATGGAGCCCAATTAAGTCGTGTAAAGGTTGCCCCTACTGGCTGGAACTTTAACTATCGCATGATAGAGGTTCAGTTGGCTACAGTAGGTGGGCTAATTAATAATGATCTAAATGGAAATCCTGTTGGCGATGCAACAATTAGTCTTTACGATGCTTCAGGAACTCTTATTACGAATCCTTCATTACAAGGAAATTGTGTTAAGACGGTTTTAGATATTGAACCTCCTTATAATATTTGTGTGGCAGGTGGATGTCTTCGTATGGATACGCAGCCGACTTCAGATGTATTTTTAAACGTTATTGCTGTTCCAGATATTCCCGCTGTATATGGAGGATCTAAAAATTTTATTCAGAATGTTAATCTGTCATATATTGATGGTTCGGTAGGTCTTGACGCTGATGGTAGAGCAGCTAAACTGCTGAATTATAGTGCTACTCTTCACACAAATAAATTTAGATTTCAATTCACTCATACAGCAGGTTATCAATTCTGGTGCGCTATTCTTATGGAGATCTACAAGCAATGAGTGTAGATAATATTGTTTTTGGATTTTCTCGTCCAATAACATCATATCTTCCACCCCCATTTTTTGCTTGGGCAATAATGCTCGTAGATGGAAGTAATTTTTCTCATTCGTATATTCGTTTTCATTCTGACTCTTATGATAGAGATCTTGTTTATCAAGCAAGTGGTTTAAGGGTCAATTTTATCGGCCTTCCTTTATTTCAATCACAAGAGGTTATAGTAAAGGAATTTACTATCCCCGTGTCGGAAGCTACAAAGATGAAGGTTGTTCAATTTGCTATTGATAACGTAGGTATACCTTATAGCTTGGGAGCAGCTTTAGGTATCTTAGCTGTTAAAATAGCTGCTTTAGCCGGTCGTAAGATTAAGAATCCTATTAGCCAACAAGGTTATTTTTGCTCCGAACTAGCGGCTATTATACTGGAAGATTATCTCGGCGCAGATTTTACTTCAGATCAAGTTAAGTGTATGACTCCTACAGATGTCTATAACTATTTATCGCAACATCCTAAACTGCAATCATAATGGATAATCAGTTACAAAAACAAATCTGGTCTGAGATTGCTAAGAGATCTAAAGACTATGTAATGCAAGCTAACGATCCTAAACTCTGGGCAAAAGCTTTTCTAAGTGCTGAAGTTTTTAGTAACCAGAATGATATCATGAAAGCTGTTGCAGATCTTAATACTAGATATATGGTGGTGATTGGCTCACGTGGTTCGGGTAAAACTTGGGGTGTATGCGCGGGACTTATTAAAATGGCTGTAGACAACCCTAATCTTGAAATAGGTATATTTGGTCCTCGTACCGATCAGGCTGGACGTATTATTTCTGAAGCACGTACTTTACTAACAGGAACTAAACTCCATGAACAAGTAGACTGGGTTAGAACAACTGCTCATAGATTAATGTTTAAGAATGGTTCGTATATGTTAGCCTTGTCTGCTGCGGAAACGTCTCAACAGGAAGGCTGGCACTTCGATGTAATAGCAGTCGATGAGGCTCATAGAGTTACTGATATCGCTATGACCCAGAGAATACTACCTATGTTAGGTAGTAAAAAGATTTATAAGTTAATTAAAATTGGAATCCCTCTCTATAAAAATCACTTTTATAGAAGTTATGGTGATCCTAAATATAAGATTCTTCAACACAACTGGACAGAATCTCCTCTCCTTTTGAGATCTGGATTTAAAGAAATAGAAGGTAAAAAATACCCTTCTACTGTTTTGGATAGAGTACCTATGTCTATCAAGCAGAAAATGTTTCCAAATAATCCTGAACTTCACTACGACGGAGATATGACGGAGTTAGAATTCCAGACTCAGTACAATATGACTTGGGTAGACGACTTAAATACTTTCTTGTCTAGTGAAGAACAAGAAAAGATTTTAGGTACTCACAAAATCATGGAGTCTCCTCAGACAGGAGAAACTTACTTCTTCGGCCTTGACACAGCTTCAGGTTCTATTATTCCAGGTAAGAGTGATTTGGACTTTACTTCTCTTTCTATTTGGAGAAAGTCAGGTACTGGAATTAAAGAAAAAATTTGTTGCTTTGAGTGGCAAGGAGGCGAAACTCTGGGACAATTAAAAGACGTCCTAGAGATTGTTAATCCTATTGGAGGATTATTTCCTTGTGCCTTCGGTTGCGTTGACTATAGTAATGTAGGTATCACTGCCGTTGAAATTTTTAAGAATAATAAGATTGCTGTCGCAGGTATCATGTTCGCGCAGACGGAGCCTTCTTCTCATAAAAATTACAAGAATGCGATGGCTCACCACTTTAAATTCGAACTCCAGGCAGATAGAGTTAAAATGCCTTCCTTTGAGTCCATGGAAAAACATCGTATAATGAGAAAACATTTTTATGAATGGTGCTCTTTAGAAAGACATAGTGGTGTAGGTCTTAACGATTTGATTAGAGCTCCTAGTGGCAGTCATGATGATGGAGTCTTTTCCGATATGTTAGCTGTGTGGGCCGCAGATAAGTCAGAGACTCTGGGAATGAATCGACCACTGTATAAAATACCAATGAGTGGAATAAATAGAGGTCTTTACAGTGCTAGACCAGGTATGTCCGATTATGGTAAGCGCATTTTTGGGATGGATACCCCTTGAAGATAAAAGTAGAGCGTCCTATTCCGGAAGCTTGTGGTGTTTGTGGACAGCTATCTGATATACCTGGAGTACGTTTTGCGTGGTGCGATCGGTGTGCACCGGCAATGAAGAAGTGTATTAGTGATTACTACCTCCGGAAAGGTAACGAAATGATTCAGGAATCTAAAAATGTACAGCAAGGAAATCGACCAGCTCAAGACAGCCATTAACGCTTTAGATGTACTTATAGAAGGTACCAGTAACATTCATACTTCTATAGACTCTATTACTTTAAATAGTAAGCCCCTTGAGGGTGTTATTGATGCTCTTCTATACAGTAGACAAAATCTACTTACTCAATTAAGTATTTTAGAAGCAGCCCAATTAAAAGCACAAGAACTAGTGCCAGCTATGGAGCAATAAAATATGGGTAAGCGAAAAGTTAGTGAACCTCGTATCGTAAAGACAGGTGTCTCCGCCAAAAGTATCTCCTCTGGAGGTATAACTAGAGAGGCTCAAGGCGGCCTCGGTGGCGTAGCATTTCCTTCCTCTAACACCTCTTCTTTCTTCTATAGTCCTGAACTAACCACAGAATCTTTCCTACTGCCTAAGTCGCGCGTAGAGATTCTCAAGTGGTGCAGAATCTTTTATAACTTGGATCCTTATGTATCCAGTATCATTGACATGCACGCAGACTATCCTCTTTCAAAGTTTGATATTATTACATCAGATCCTTCTGTTACTCAATTTTATAAAGAAGCAGCTTCTAGCCCTTCTTTTGATCTATATACCTTTTTAAGGCGTGCTAGTCTTTCTTACTGGAAGTTCGGAGAAGCTATTCCTTTCGGTAATTTGATTCATGATGAAAAAGACAATATGTGGAAGTGGCATAGTTTTATTTTGTTAGAGCCTGAGTTAATTGAAATTCGTCAGGAAGTATTCGAAGATAATCCTCGATTTGAGTTGGTACCCACTGAAGAGCTCAAAAAGCTAGTTAGATCTGTTGATCCGGTAGCTTTAGAAAGACAGAAAGCTATTCCAGATGTAGTTATGGAAAGTGTTAAGAATAATCGTATGATTCCTCTAGATCCTGATCGTGTGAGTATGATTGCACGTATTACCGATCCTTCAGCTACTCGAGGTACTCCTGTTATTCAGAGACTATTTAAGATTTTAATTTATCAAGATTGGATTCGCATGGCTCAATCGTCTTTTGCCCAGAGATACGTTTATCCTGTGGAACTATGGCAGATTGGAGACGCCGCTAAAGATATTTGGCCCAATGAAGCAGATCTTGAAAAGTTTAAGAACACTATTAACTTAGCTGTTCAGAATCCTCCATTTTCGCTCGTATTCCCCCCCATCGTTAAGTACGATGCTTTGAGTACAAGCGGTAAATCGTTCTTCCCTATTACGAATGAATATACTTACATTCAAGACCAGATTATGGTAGGTCTTGGAGTTAATAAGAATGTAATCTTAGGAGAAGGTCCTAGCTTTAGTAACGCTAAAACAATGTCTCTACATAAGTTAATGATGGTCTATAAGACTATCAGAGACGAATTTGAAAATTGGATGCTAAGACATTTCTTTATGCCTCTAGCAGTAAAGAACAATTTATATAAGACTGTTAGAGGAAAGAAAGAATATATTCTTCCTACTATTTCTTGGTATAAGTCTTTAGATATCGAAGAAAGAGATGTAGAAAGAAAGCTTTATTATGATTTTTGGAAAGATGGTATTATTAGTACTCAGACTTTATTTGGTAAGTTTCCTGATCTTGATTACGTCACAGAGTCTCTCAATCTTGAAAAAGAAAGGGGTACAGTCTTTGATAAGGGAGTGGGTAAAGGTAGATTACCTATGGTTTCTAAACCCGTCGGTGGGGGAGGTAACTTAGGTGAGAGAGCTCCAGGCGCTGGAATCGGCGAAGAAATGGGTGGAGCAGGGATGGGTGAAGGCCCTAAAGCCGAAGTGATGCCTGAGCTACCGGGTATGCCTGAAGTACCTATTGCACCTCCAACTCCTCCGACTGAACCTGCAAAGTAAGGATTATTATGATTAATAAAACTGGCGATATTCAAAAAATTCTTACGGTAGCTTCCACTGCAGAGGACTTTGAACTATTAAAAGAGAAAATTATTAAGGAGAATCAGTTAGTTCGGTGTATTAGGTGCGGGAAGTTGCTCTGCAAAACAACTGACGATTCTATGATTAGTATAAAGCGTAAAGATGTAGATCTGGTAGCGAAAGTATCTAAACTTACTATCGCTTGTCCAGTCTGTAGGGAAGTTAATACTTTAAAGTGTGGAGAGGGCAACTAATTATGATGGCAATTCCTCGTTGGATTACAGATGCAGCTGGAAGCGCTCCAGAGTTTGCTACTAAAGGCTACAAGGCGCCTAATGGGCCTACTATTAATTTCGATGATCCTCTTTACGCCGAATTATATAGTAAATATATTACTGGCCAATTAGAAGAGTCAGAAGCTTCTGCTGTAGATGAAATAGAATTTTTACGTGACGTTACTAATCAAGCCACAGCCAAATTAATTTCAGCTATGCAAAATAAACTTTCTGCTGACGATAAGAAGAAAGAACCTGAAGCTCCTAAGGCTAAAGAAGTTCCGGAAGAAAAGACTCCTAAGATGGAGAAGCCTGATAAGAATGAAGAAGCTCCTTCTAAAGAGCTTGGCAAAGTTGATACAGGACGTGAAGATGGTAGACTTCCTGAGCCTAGTGTAAGTAAGTGGAAAGAATCTAGATATAATGAACGTCTAGATACGTGGCAAGCAATCGTCACTGAGCGCTCGGTTAGAAATTTTCATTCTGAAGAAGAAGGGCTTGAGTATCTAAAAGATGCTTAATTTCGGTTCGACCGTCGGTTACAATCGCCCATTACTATAATCCTTGCCTTATTAATATAGAAGAACGTCTCTACCCCTGTAACGAAAAGGAAAGATATGGATGACAAAGAAAAGCCATTAATTGCTCAGAATGAGGAAGAGCTACTTAAGATTTTTACTCAGAAACTAATGGGCCGTGCATTAGATTATGCGCGTATATCTGGAATGAGCGACCGTAGCTTCGATCAGTATAAGAAAAATCTTAAAGATGACTATTATAGTACACTTGACAACTTTTTGAAACTTTTTAACGAATTAAAGCAAGCAAACAACCGATCATAAACTATGATTAACAAAGTCGGAGTAACACTCATAATTTCTAAAGTAGGTTCTTTAGATACAGTAGCCTCCGGTCGTACTATTGTTGATACTCGCGACTCTGAAAAGATCGCGTCAGATAAAAACGAATTTCTTTACTTCGCCGCAAAAGCAATTGCCGGCGACGAACCTAATGGTAATGGCGACTTCTTTCCTTGGTCACAGCTTTTAAAATCACATTCGACCTTCGTTGGTCGGAGTATGTTTTTAAATCATGCGTCTAGTGATCCTCGCAATGCTATTGGAAAGGTACTTGACGCTTATCCTGTAGTTGATCCTGACTCTGGAGAGAAGTACATTGAATGTTTATGTAAGATTGATGCTATTGCTAACCCTGAGTTAGCTCGTCAATTGTCTACAGCAATTTTAGATTCAGTTAGTATGGGTTGTTCTGTTATGACATCTACTTGTTCTATTTGCGGTCATACAATCCACTCAGACCAAGATGAGAAGTGTATTCATCTTGGTAGGGGACTATTAAGAGACTATTTAGCTGAGATTGATCTTCCTGATTTTAATATTAAGAAAGGAAATCGAACTCAGGCCTACGCAATTAACCAGGGACTTAATTTTACGGAACTGTCTGTCGTAAATGTTCCAGCCTGGAGCAATGCTAAGATCGTTCAGGTAATCTCACAGCTTAAAGATGAGATTCAGAAGTTTGCTTCTGATAAGAAAGAGGTACCTGCTCACCTAACCAACGAGTTGGAGGATTTACTCAAAATGATTCCCAAGAAAGCCGATTTACAAGCCCCTGTTGCAACGCCAGAAGCTGTAGCCGCACCTATTATAGTCCCTGTTGAAGTTAAGACCGAGCCTAAGGTTGAAGCTGCTGCTGAAAATACGTTAAAAAAGATTTTAAGTGAGAAGCTCTCTGCATTTGAGTATCTCGATCTAGTAGATTTTATTACAACTCGTGCCAAGAAAGCCGAGATTAAAGCTGAGGAGACTCCTAAGATGGAAGCCAAAGCAGAGAAAGCTGAACCAGATGGTTATAAAGAGGATAAGGTAAAGCCTGACATGGCTCCTAAGAAAAAGGACGAATCTGAAGCCGAAAAAGCTGAAGATAAAACTCCTGCTAATAAGGAGAAGCATCACGAGGCTGCTGCAGTTCCTGTAGTTGAAGTTGTAGCTAAAGCTGAAGTTAAAGTCGAAGCTGATTCTAAGTCTGCTGATAAAGAGGAAGCTAAGGACAAGAAGGAAGACAAGGCCGAAGCTAAAGCTGAAGCGAAGGAAGAGGCTAAAGAGAAAGCTGCTGATAAGGCAGAAAAAGAGCACGATAAGAAAGCTGAGTATCGCGCAATCTTTGTTTCTAAGCCTTCCATAAAGGAATCCTATTGGGTTGTAACAGATAAGGGTCTACCTGTATTAAAGGCAACTCTTGACAAAATTTGGGGGGACATGCTCCCAACTCGCGCTACGTACGCAGCATCATGGGAGTACGGTAATTATCTCCTATCCCGCCTGGCTGCTGACGGCGTTGAAAAAGTTGCCTCTATTTTAGACGCAACTGTACTAACTAAAGAAGCTGCTGGTGCTGTAGGTAAAGATCAGTATAAGCTTCAGGCTCCTCATGCTCCGTCACATATCAAAAAGTTAGAAGAGGGCAAAGATATGGATGGTGGGGGATTCCCTGCCGCTCCTGGCGCAGGTTCCGGTAAAGAGTGGCCTTCACAGAAGTCTATTGGTAAGGATCAGTACAAGCCCGTTGGTAAGGGTAAGAAAGCTTCAGAGGAAGGTACCCTTGAAGTTAAAGCTGGCCCTATGGAAGGACTTGATGGTACAGATGGTATGAGTCATTCTCATGAGGAATCTCATGAAGATAAATCTGGTGCGTGTATGTGTGCCATGAAGTGTTCTAAGATGTGCCCTCCAACCTGTGAGTGTATGAGTCATAAAGTTGAAGCTGCTGCTCCTATGGCAGAAGCGGCTCCTAAGATGGAAGCTCCAATGGATATGAAGCCTCCTATGGATATGCCTAAGGATATGGCTCCAAAGAAGGAACATAAGGCTCCTGAAGCTCCTAAAGAAGAGCATAAAGCTCCTAAAGAAGAGCATAAAGCTCCTGCTGAACATAAGCCCGAACATAAAGCTCCTGAAGATATGTCCGATGAAGAAAAGCTAGAGCATATCGAAAAGATGCTTGAGGCTATGACTCCTGCGGATAAACTGAAGAAGCCTATGGAAGCTATGTGCAAAGCTCTTGAAAAATTTCAGGCTGCCATGGAAAAACAAATGGAAGCCGATGCAAAGGTAGCCGAGAAGGAAGAGGCTGCTGCTAAAAAGGAAGAAGAGAAGGCGGAGAAGGAAGAGGAAAAAGCTGCTAAAGCTGAAGCCAAAGAAGAGGCTAAAGCTGAAAAAGCTGCTCCTAAAGAAGAAGCTCCTAAGAAAGAAGAGAAGGAAGCTTCTACCGATCCTAAACTTGACGCCGAGAAAAAGGATGTAGCTCTTGCTGAACATGCTAAGAAAGATGTTACTGAGCTTGCAAAGCATGAGAAGGAAGAAGTTAAAGAGATGGAAAAAGAGCCTATCCAAGTACATCTAACTACTTTAGAGCCAAAGGTTGAAGTCAAGGCAGAGAAATCTGACCGGGAACTACAGCTTGAGGCTGAGTTATCTACTCTTCGCGCTGAAAAATCTATGCGTGCAAAGGCGGAGTTCTGTAAGCAAGTTGTCTCTACTATGATTGACAAGAGACTTGTATCCGCCGATGAAACCGATGTTCAGAAGTTAACAACAGATGGTACGCCGTTGTTTGATGCACGTGCCCAAGCTTTCAAGCTAGCCGCTGATCGCCAGCACGCGCTGTTACTCAAGATGGATTCATCTTCGTTAAAGGCGTTCGCAGAATCTATTGAGAGGATCGCAAAACCCGCTGGGACAAATACTACTGCGTCATACAGACTAAATAACCTTCCTTATTCAGGTGGTTCGGAATCTGATTGGCTCAAAGGAATCTGTGATTCAATGGGCTCCCAGAAGGGACGCTAACCCATCTACAATTTAGGGTTTGCAAAGCGGCTGATAAGGTAATAGCTACCCAAGATAGATTGCTTGGGAACGCAAAGTAAAGTAAAAGTAAAAGAATCGTAAATCTAAGTTACATTCAAATAGGAGAAAAACAAGATGGCTATTCAAGTTATTAAGGAAGTCAATCGAGATGCCGGTTACACCGTTGCTAGTGGCGCAACCATTATCGCCGGTCAGCCTCTCGAGCTATACCCTGACTCCCAGCATGTTCGGCCCTTTTCAGGCACGTCGGGATGGAAACCTCTCGGTCTCGCGTCTGATAGCAACCTTATGTTCCCTTTACAGGGTGCCAATGGTTTAACAGCTGGTGCAGGTTATGACTATACTAATTTCGATCGCGGTGGTCTAGTTGGCGCGTTCGTAAATGGTGGGGAGTTCGCTCTAGCAGGGGATACGTACGCTGCGCCTACGGGAACAGTTTACCCTTACAATCCTACCGATACGTACACGCTGAATGCTCTAGTCACTGTCGATTCATCGGGACTAATCAGAGACGGAGTCGCTAATCCGCCCTCGGCTACAGTCGCGGCAGTTGGTACAGTTATGGCAGTAACAGGCTCTTCGCCCGTAACGCTGCTACAAATCAAGCTACTTAACGCGTAAGTTAAATAGTAAAACATATTAGGAGAAATGCAAATGAGTGACATGAATGCAGTTCCTGCAGATGAGCAGATTTTTGGTCTTAACCTTACTGCTTCGCAGGTTGAGGAAAGACTTACTCGTCTCATGAATTCTCCTGGTGGGCGTCAGACAATCGCTCAGCAGATGCTCTCGCCGCTAAAGAGAGACTTGCTGTTTGAGGGTCGGATTCGCCAGTTGTATCAGACGTATAAGCTCGCAATGGGTGAGGAAGCCGTATTCGACGCAGATCTGGACGTTCCAGCAGCTAGTATTTCGGTAGAAGGCTTGCCGCAGCAACTAGAAGTTAAGTCAGATCGTATTCGCGTTGAAACTTCGCCTATTACTGTTCGCCCCTTAGTTCGTTGGAATGAATCGAATTTCCGTAAGTTCGACATTCTGAATCGGGCACAGGAACGCGCTAAAGCGTCTATCCAGCTCCAGGAAGATTCTAGAGGTTTTAATCTGTTGCAATATGCCGCAAGTCTAACAAATCAGCCGAATGTAGCGTCCCTAGCGGGCACTTCTGCGGCTTCAAGTAATCCATCACTTCTTACCGATACGTCGGGTAAGTTGTCTCAGGAAACTCTTGTCAATGCAATCGTTACGCTTCGTTCTAAGCTAGTCCCTTGCAGCAAGATTTTCTTGAACCCTCTACGCTCCGCCGACCTTATGTTGTTCAATACGGTTATCGGTTCTGCAGGTGGTGCTGGTATCTTCGCACCTAATTTCCAGGATCAGGCTCTTAAGGCTGGCCGCGTTGGAAATATTTGGGGTGTAGAAGTTCTCGAGGACATTATCGTCCCTTCCGCTCAGGTGTACGTCCTCGCTCCGGCAGATTACCTTGGTGTACTAGCCGTTCGTACGGATCTATCCGTCGAAACCCTAAAGGATTCCAACAAGTTCGCAGATGTATTTGCGATCTGGGAAGACGTGGGCTTCGTGATTCGTTTCGCGAAGGGTATTGTACAGATCACAGTTTCTTAAGCTTAGTCGTTGGCTTAACCAAAGATTACCACAAACGGGGGAGTTGGGAAGTAAATCTCCCAACTCCCCTATTTGTTTGTATATCAAATTTCGTTCGTAAATACATTGTTGTCCATTAATCGCTTCGTGGATGTATGTTACGAAATTTATCTTATATCTACGTAAAAAGTAACGGGACGCCGTAACTTAAAATGCGTTTAATTTAATTTTCTCGGAGAACTAAAATGGCTTTAATTCCTAAAGTTATAACTAGCTTAATCAACAATCCTATTGTGCTAGATGACGTAAGAGGATTCGATGGAACTTACATCTGGGTTGGGAATACTCTTGATTCTACCCTAAGTAAACTTCTAGCCTCTAATGGGACTCCTGCTATTGGTTCTCCATTTAGTGCAGGTCCTAATGGTGTTCTTGGGATGTGCTATGATGGAACTTATATATGGGTAGTTGGTTATGCCGGATCCACTAGCATATCATGGATTCTAGCTTCGTCAGGGGCACTAGTAGGAACCACCTATGAACATGGCACTTATCCATCTTTTGTTGCCTACGATGGTGCCAATGTTTGGGTAACAAATAACGGAGGTAATTCCGTAACGAAGTATTCCGATGGTATTGGCGGTACTGCACCTACGTCAACGTCACCTGGAACTCTTGGACAAGTAGACTTCGACGCAACCTATCTTTACATCTGTGTAGCAACTAATACGTGGGTACGAGCAGCACTATCATCGTTCTAAATAAGATCGCCCGCTAGTCGGCTTTGTAGGCTAGTACAATTTACGTAGTTATCGTAATGACCCGTAGAATTATTATTTTATAGTGTAGGTCGTTTTAAAGAGATGTAGGAAAGCAAGGAGAAATAAAATGGATTTAAGCAAAGAAAAGTATAAATGTGTCGTACAAAGTGGTCTTGAAGGACTTATTCTGACGGATCTTTTTATTAAGTCAGCTGAAGGCAAATCTTTACGTCCAGTACGATTACAGAAGGATCAGTATTTACCTTTGGATTTAGTTGATTCCGCAGAAGCTGTTAAATCTCGTTTAAGTGGATCTTTAGGTAGATCTATTAAGATGGGCTGGATGATCGTTGAAAATTCGGCACTACCTTGCGATACAAAGAGCGTTGAAGCACCTAAGCAGCCTATGACGTCAGCTACAACTATTACTGAAGTAGCTGCAGGAATTGTACGACAGGATCAGCTGACTAGCCCTATTTCAGCTTCTAAATCGTTAAAAGAAAGTTATCCCTGGCCTAAGGATGTTGATTTGCCTGTAGTAACTCTCATTAGTGATGAAGATTCTAAAACGCATAACGCCTTAGCTATAACTGAAACATCTCTTCTCCCAAAAAACAAGTAAGGGGCACCTCGACTTATGACATATAATCTTCAAACCTCATATCCTGATGTAAGCGTACTAACTACTAATGATAAAGCTATATCGGTAATTTATGGACGTGCTCCTGATGGAGATATAATTCCGATTCAGATTGATAATAGTGGTGTTGTAGCTACATCAGGTGGTGGTGGCGGAGGTGGATCAACACCTCCTTCATCTAATTCTTTCTACATAGATCAATCTGCAGGTGCTCTAACTGGAACTTACACTCACTACGTGTTTGGGTTTACTAGCGTTAGCATTAGTGTAACTAATGATGACCCTTCACAAATTGTTCAATTTAGTTTTGATGGCACTCATCTTCATGGTACAGTATTGCCTGAGGAAGCTATCTCAATGGATTGGAGAGGTCAACCAGGTATCTGGATAAAAGCAACCGGAACTCCCGGTAATTATAGACTCTGGAGCTATTAATTATGTCTGCCATTGTTAAACGAGGAACTAGTACAGATGTTCCAAATGCTATTGTTGAAAGGGATTCTTCTGGAAACTTTGCTGCTGGAACTATTACAGCTACTTTAATTGGAACAGCTAGCGAAGCGGAAGCTATTAATGGTATACTTATTACAGGAACACCTACTGTCGGAGAAACTTTAGTAGCTACTTCCGGTACTACCGCTGATTGGCAAGCAGCCCCTTCTGCAATTACGTTTGTAGATCAAATTACTCCTTTTGGGGTAATCGATGGGTCAAATGTTACTTTTACTTTACCGAGTACTCCTGATGCAGGAAGTGTTTATTTCTGGCTCAATGGTGTTCTTCAAAGAAGTGGTATCGGTAATGATTACACAATTTCATCTACTACTATTACAACAACGACTGCTCCTGAAGTAGCGGGAGTATTACTCGCTTCATATCGTATTACGTCATAACGTACAGCCTAGAAAAGAGTTTTAAATAAGTAAGTTATCTTAAATTAAAATTTATGGAGAAACTCTAATGGCAAAAACTTATATTGACTTAAATGAGCAGGGAGAAGCTGGTTCCATATCTGATGCGCTTATTAACGTTGCAGCAGATATTGCGACTTCAAAGCTAGCTACCTTCTCTTCACACAGTATTGCAGATGGTGCTTTAATATCTTACCCTAGTTCTCAGTTAGGTAATTTCTCAGCACTAGACCTTGTAGACAAAGAATATGTTGACTCTGTTGCGGTTGGTCTTAGTGTACACGCTCCAGTTGATTATGCTACTGCCGCGGCTCTTCCTGCGTACACATACTTTAACGGTGTACTAGGTGTAGGTGCGACTCTTACAGGTACTTCTTTTGGCGCACTAACTGTTGATGGTCATCTTGTATCACCTGGACAAAGAATTCTAGTTTCCAATGAAACAGGTGGAAATGCTCCTTATAATGGTATCTACACTGTTACAGTAGCTGGTGATGGTTCGCATGATTACGTTCTTACTCGCGCGACAGATGCGAACACTAATTCTAACATTCAAACCGGGATGTTCGTTGCGGTTCTTGGTGGAGATACCTTACTCGGATTCAATTACGTTCTTACAACTTCCGAGCCTATTACTGTTGGTACTACTAACTTAACATTCACGCTGTTCTCTACAGCTACTACGAATGCTCTGACGCTTCAGGGATTAGCTGCTTCTGACTTCCTTAGATCGACTGCAGCTTCTTCTTTAGGTGCTTATACTCTTGATGTAATGTTGGGAGGAGAAATTCTTTTTGATTCAGGTAGTACTCTGAATCTTGCTGCTGGAAGTAATTTCCAGATTGCAGGTCTTAATGTAACTGCTACAGCTCCTGAACTGAATGCTCTCGGTACTATTGTTGTAAGAGAGTATCCAACTGGAACTACGGCTGGAATTATTTCTAATGGTAGTGATGGATCGTTTAATACAGTGAACTTTCCTATTATAGGAGGCTCTGAAGAAGTGTTTCTCAATGGTGTTCTTCAAGATGAAGGAGCTTCTAATGATTATGTAATTGTTCCTGGAACGGGAGCTATTCAGTTTAATGCTCCTTTTCCTCTTGATGGTGAAAAAATTCTTGTTAACTACCGCTACTAAGTAATTAGAAATCCTTAAGCATTTTTAACGGAAAGCCCCTGCATCAATATGATGCAGGGGCTTCTTATCCTAAAAATAATGACAAAATCTGAAATTACTGGCGAACAGATATTAGACGATACTCTATCGTCAGTAAAAATAAATTCTAATATTAGTGGCACTCCTGCAACAGCAGGAGATGTCCTTAC